CCGCGCGCTGTCGAACATCGGCGATGTCAGCTACACCAGGCTTCAATCAGGCCAGTTTGCCGGTGACGATCTGAGCAAGCTGGTGGAGTCTGCAACGTGCGCGGCTGACTTGCCCTTTGCCGTTGACGACCAGCCGTCTCTGCGCCTATCTGACATCCGATCCAAGACACGATGGATGCGCGGCTGTGATCTGCTGATCATCGACTACGTGCAACTGTGCGCGAGCGATGAAAGCCGAGACAACCGCCAGGCCGAGATTGAGCAGATCAGCCGTGGCCTGAAGGAGCTGGCCAAGAACCTGAATCTCTCCGTGATCCTGCTTTCGCAGTTGAACCGGAAGGTTGAGGAACGGCCGACGAAGGAGCCGCTGCTGTCGGACCTGCGCGATTCAGGCGCCATTGAGCAAGACGCTGACGTGGTGGTGTTTCTGTGGCCAGTCAAGGACTACGGCAACGGGACGCGGCTTGTCGGCTGCAAGCTGGAAAAGAACAGGCAAGGACGCAAGGCCCGATTCGGGCTCTTCTTCAACGGCGATCTACAGCAGTGGCATGCCACCACGGAAAGCATTGACCGCCAGAACGAACCCAACGATCAACAGCCGCAGGCGCGGCGGAAAGTGACGTGACATGAACGGTGACCAACTGATTGCCCTGGAACGCCACCAGATGCTGGCCAGCGCACACGCAACGATTGCCCAGGCGCTGAAGTATCCGCAACTTGTCTCGCCTGAAGCAGTCGCCAAGGCACGCGCGGTGATCGAGTCCATCGCACTGCTGGACAGCATGGCCAAGAAGCCCAACAAGCAACCCCAGTAACGGAGCATCCGATGCGAACAGATGACATCCAAGACCGCAATCAGAAACTCGTCTGGCTTGCCGACGAGCACGAACTTGGGTTCACGCGAAAGATGGCGGCCCAACATCTCCGGTGCGGCCAGGAGCAGGCGGCTTACTTTGTCCGCCAGGCGCTGAAGTGCGGGGTTCTTGTGCGAGTCAATCGACCGCCTGAGGTTCGGTATTGCCGGCCTGAGGCTGCTTCTGTGAGCGCCAGAAAAGCGAACGTTGAGCGAACGTTGAGCGAACGCTCAGCGACCGTTGAGCGGACGCCTAGCGAGTGTTCAGCGGACGTTCAGCTACCAACACCAACACCAACACCAACACCAAAAGAAGAGATATCGGAAGCTAACGCTTCCTCGTCGGCGGGGCCGACAGCGGAGCCGTCTGAACCCCCTGCAAAGCCAAAAACCGACAGCCTGCCCAACTGCCCGGCTGACGAGCTGATCGCGGTCTACCACGAAACCCTGCCAGAACTGCCACGAGTGCGGCTGAAGACGCCTGACCGAGTTCGCCTGCTGAGCAAGGCTTGGCGCTGGGTGCTGACCAGCAAGCGGCCGGACAACACACGAAGGGCTGAAACGCCCGCTGAGGCCGTCGAATGGTTCCGGGGGTACTTCGCCCAGGTTCGTGACAACGACTTTCTGATGGGCCGCGTGGAGCGGTCTGGGGCGCATCGCAACTGGTCGCCTGACATCGACTACCTGCTGAGCGACAGGGGGATGAAGCTGGTGATCGAAAAGACCTACGCAAACGAGGTGCCGGCATGAGCGCAGAACTGGCTGGTTCGATGGAGCGGTCACGGGTCGCGCCTCGCTCGCTCGAATCGGAGCAATCTTTACTTGGCGGCCTGTTGCAGGACAACCGGCAGTTCGACGCGGTTGCGGGGGTGGTGTCTGAGGATGACTTCTTCGTCAAGTCTCACGCCGACATCTGGTCCGCGATGGCGCTGCTGGTGGAGTCCAACAAGCCGGCCGATGTGGTCACGGTGTATGCCGCCCTGACTTCCTCAGGCAAGGCCGATGACGAAACGCTGGACTACCTGCATGCCATGGTGGCCACGGTTCCGTCAGCAACGAACGCGATGCGGTATGCGGAAATCATCCGTGACCGATCCATGCAGCGCAAGATCATCCGGGCGTCTCAGGACATCGACGCGATTGCCTGGGGCGATGGCGAGGCTTCAGAGAAGCTGGACAAGGCTGCTGCTCTGCTGGCCCAACTGGATCGCGGCTCATCGGCGCAAGATCCAAAGATGCTGTCGCAGATCGTGCATGCGCGCATCGGGTACTACAACGAGCTGATTGAGGGCACCACTGAGCCAGCAACGCCAACGGGCATCTGTGACCTTGACAACGCACTGGCTGGCGGCCTGAGGCCCGGCAAGGTCTACGTGCTGGCTGCGCGGCCGAGCGTTGGCAAGTCCTCGTTTGCCATGGCCTTGGGTCTGCATGTGGCAAAGCTGGGCAAGCGGGTGTTGATGCTGAGCCAGGAGATGCCATCGACTGAGGTTGTTGACCGCGCGCTGTCGAACATCGGCGATGTCAGCTACACCAGGCTTCAATCAGGCCAGTTTGCCGGTGACGATCTGAGCAAGCTGGTGGAGTCTGCAACGTGCGCGGCTGACTTGCCCTTTGCC